GGACCAGAGGCCGTCAACATAACTGTAGAGGAATTTCTGACCCCTGGATCTGACGATGAAAAAGATGACGACATCGAATCGCCCCTTCCTGCACCCCTGTATGTAGATTTCGATGAAATGGAACGCAACGTAGAAGAGAAGCCCGTGCCTCTCGCGGAGGGTCAAAGTCCCAGTCCAGAAACCTCGGCTAGAGGATCTGTTTCAGAGTCGGATGGACTTTTACAACCTACGTTACAATCCGCAGCAGTCACAGGAGAAGAAGTAACGCCATCTACGCCGCCGGCGCAGCAGGCTCAGGCGCGTTGGAGGAATCCGTTCTCGAAAAAAACAGAGCGAACTTGAGATAGACTCGAGCTTCTTCGTTGGACATGTCTAGGACTTTGTACAGGCGATATACGCCATAGGCTACGAGTATCATGCTATATGGTGACATGAGAATCGTGGCTATCCCTATTGCGTAAATAACGCCCTTCAATGGATTGTCGAACACATAGTCTACCGCACAATGGCAGATAGCACGCATCCGAAGTACAGACTCAATGAAGAGAGGATTGCTTGATATGGTCATAACCCCTGTTTAACATTTTAGATTGTCAATGTCAAACCGCTTTACAGGATATCTGAGATTTGGATAGGATGCGGCCATGAATGAAAACGAACTACCTCCCGACCTTGAAGTAGGTCAATGGAAGAGAGAAGAAATCCCACGGAAAGTCAAAGATCTCATTGAGAATCCGCACAACGGCCGAGAGATCACTCGCGAGCAATTTGCTCATTTGAAATACTCCATCAAAAATTATGGTTTGACAGATGAGCCATTGATAAATTTTGACGGAAGGCTGATCGCCGGGCATATGAGAAAGAGAGCGCTAGAGGATCTAGGATGGAAAGAAGTTTACTGCAAGGTCCCTCCAAGGCCCATAACAGAAGACGAATTTGATCGTTTGAGTCTTCGTCACAATCTAAACACAGGTCGTTTTGACTATGATGTTTTGATAGATAAATATGAAATCCCTATCTTGTTTGAGTGTGGATTTACAGTAGAGGATTTTCACCTAGATTCTGGCAATAAGGAAGAGAAACCAAAAAAGAAAGAGAAGGAATGCCCAAACTGTGGAGAAAAATTATGATTGAAACAAAAAAAATAACGCCTGAAATGTGCGAATGTGGCCGGCTTTACAAAGATTGCATAGATAAGGATGGAAAAACGATATGCTCCGCGTGTCACCTAGGATGTGATGTAGAAACGTTAAAAAAAATATGGTCCACCCAATCGAGTCATTGTCTAGAGAATTTAAAAAAACGATTTTCTCCCCTATCAATTCCTCATAAAGAGAGCCAATCTAGCATTTATACCCGGAATTGAGTATAAACAAGAATATATGACCACAGAGACACAAAGTAAAGCCGGACGTCCAGAAGTAGAGATAGATTGGAAGAAGGTGGACTTCTTAATTGAGGCCGGCTGCAATGGATCTGAAATTGCTGCTCAACTTGGAGTTCACTATGACACTCTTTCTCGTAGAATTCAAGATAACTATAATGAAAATTTTACTGAATATGCGGCCAAAAAGCGCCAAAAGGGAGATTCTAACATTAGAGTAGTTCAATATCAGAAGGCTCTAAAAGGTGATAACAGCATGTTGATTTGGCTTGGAAAGGACAGGCTTAAACAAAGAGACAAGGAAAAGGACGAGCCAGATTCATTAACAAATGATCTTGCCTCCTTGGTAAAACTACTGCTCGAGGGAAAAATTACACAGCCAGAGCATGTCACTAACAAATAAAAAATGGAGGATGAACAACCTCTACCGTATTGTGGATAGGAATAGTTCCAGCATTCCCTTCAGACTGAATGCTGTTCAAGAGGCTGTTCTCGACGGACTTCATAACCGAAATATCATACTAAAGGCCCGACAACTAGGCATGAGCACGTTTGCCGTTATCTATATGCTCGATGAGGTCCTCTTCAGCTTCAACCTATCTGGCGGTATCGTCTCCTACTCATTGGAACACGCTCAACACATATTCAAGAAGATCATTGGGCATGCTCTTGATACATTGCCTAAGCAGCTGAAGCCCTTAGCTGGTATAGTGCAGCAATCGGCTCGAGAGATAACCCTAAGCAATGGTTCATCCTTAAGAGTTGATACGACATTGCGAGGGGGCTCTTACCCGTTAGTGCTGGTATCAGAGTTTGGGAAAACATGCGCACGCAATCCCCAGAAGGCAGAAGAGGTGATTACTGGAACGCTTCAAGCTGTATCAAGTCAAGGGCGTGTGATCATAGAATCTACTGGTGAGGGCAATGAAGGATTCTTCGCCGATCTTGTTACAGAGGCATCTAGGAGGGGAAATGATAACCTATCGACGTTGGACTACAAGCTATTTTTCTTCCCGTGGATGGATGAACCGTCCTATAAGCTTCAAGAGAAGGTCACGTACGATGTCACACTCACCGATTATTTTACGAGAATCGAGCTGGAAACCTCCAGAAAGATCGATCAGCAGCAGAGGAATTGGTACGCCGTACAGACGAAGGTGTTGGGTGATAAAATACGTCAAGAGTACCCATCCACAGTATCCGAGGCCTTTCTCGCATCCTCCGACGCCTTCTATTTTGCCGACGCGCTGGCAACGGCTTATCAGCAGAATCGCTGCGTTTATAGCTCGATTTACGACGCTCTTCTACCTGTCTATGTAGCCATGGACATAGGTCTCAATGACCTCACAGTGATGATATTTTTCCAGCTATGCCATGGAGAGATACGTATCATCGACTACTACGAAGACAAGAACAAGGACGTGGATTTTTACGCCAAGTTTCTTCTCCAAGATAAGCGCTACCTTTATCATACGATTTTCCTTCCACACGATAGCGTGAAGCGTGATCCTCTCGATGTCGAGAACTCCTACGAGAGAGACTTTAGGAGACTGTTCTCAGCCACGGGAACCAAATTCCATGTCCTTAAGAGAATGGAGAAACAATTGCAGATCTCATACGCACGAATCAAGCTCGATCGATGCGTGTTCAATGCCTCCAAAGTGAAGCCTCTCTTGGATAAATTAGCCAAGTATCGAAAGAAGTGGAATGAGTCTACAGGGAGATATCTTGAAGACCCGTATCACAATGACGCATCTAACTACGCAGATGCTTTCCAGTATCTTTGTCAGGGTGTTGGGCATCTAGAAACTACGGGAAATCTTACCGGCTCTCTCGAGAAACATAGGAAAGCCGTAGAGACGCGTCAGAAAATATTAAATTGATATTGTATATAAAGCAAGTGTTTTTGTAGAGTGAAATTTTAACACAAAAACACGGCAAAAATGTTAACGGATAGCGAAATCAGAGGCGAGTTCCAAGAGAATTATCGATACTCACATGATTATTGGGCTCCTTTTGTTAAAGACGCTCAGGTCTACACTCTAGCCGCTTCTGGCTATACGTGGAGTGATGACGAGCGTAAAGCTCTCATCAAAGAGGGCCGCGAACCTATAGAGTATAACATAATCCGTCGTCCATTGCAATTTTTTTCTGGCTATCTACGAGATAATATCAACGAGATCGTCTATGCGCCAGTAGAAGGTAGTGATCAGAAAACAGCGGACCAATTCACAAAGTTGTCTTACTATATCTGGGACAAAGGTTTTGGCTTCCCAACGTTCCTAGATGCATGCGACGAGGCGTTTAAGTCTGGTATCTCACTCTGTGGTATCCAGATGGACTATACGAAAGATTTCATTAACGGGGATATTTCGTTCTTCAAGCGTACCTACAACAGCTTTTATCTTGACCCCACGTTTGAGAGCATCAATCTCTCTGATTGCTCTTTCGCTATCACGAGAGATCTAATCAGCAAGCAATATGCCAAAACGCTTTTGCCGTTCATCGACCCGAAAGAGATCGACGAACTCTCCATGGGTTATCGCGATGACAAGTTCATGCAGTATCACCCAGAATTTACAACCTTCTCCCGAAATCGCAATCTGCTGGCCTATGATCAATATTACAAGCGCATCACCAAGAGCCGCCAGTTTTTGGTTGATATGAAGTCGGCTTACTATAGAGATATCACGGACTTATCTAAGGAAGAAAAAGATAAGCTAAAGCTCGGAATTCGTAGATTCGCAGAGATGAGGCGCGATGCCGAGGTCCTTCAAATCGATGAGGAGCAAGTGCCTGTTCTAGAGATTAGAACAGTTGATCGTCCGTTCGTTGAGCTGCACATCATGCTCAACGGACAGCATATGTATGCCGGAGAGGATAAGACAGGTATCAATCAGACTTATCCATTCGTTCCTCTGATCTGCTATATGGAGCCCAGTATATGGATGCCTTCTCAACGTATCCAGGGTATATCTTCATGCAATTGGTCGGCTCAAAGACAATTCAATAAGCGCCACATGAAGATTACCGATATGATGGACAGCAGCATATCGACGGGCTTTAAGTATCTAATCGGCTCTGTACCTGATCCTCAAGACCTTCAGCAATCAGGACAGGGCAAGATCATTGGCGTTGACCCAGAGAATGCTCCTCAAGGGCTCGACTCAGTACAGCAGCTATCTGGTGGAGCAGCTAATCCCTCTCTTATTGAATACCAACAGGTTTTAGACAACCTGACTCTCACCCTTTCTAACGTCAATGAATCCTCTATGGGAATCGATGAAAAAGGAAACACACAGATATCGGGACGTCTCGCTCAAGTTCGAATTGCTCAAGGATTAAGAGGCAATCGAAAGATTTTTGATAACGTAGAAACCTCTCAGCAAGTATTAGGAGGCCTTATTTTAAAGGCCATCCAGATCCACTATCCTCCTGGGAAAGTGGAGCGTATACTTGCCGAGCAACCCACGGAACAATTTTATGAGCAAGAATTTGAACAATACGACGCTGTCATCAAAGAAGGCGTCCGCTCCAAGTCTCAAAAAGATGCCTACTACTATGAGCTTGTCAACCTCAAAAAAGAAGGCATCGTCAACGTCCCAGAAGCCGAAATCGTCAAAGCTCTGTCCATGGCAGGCCTTTCTGATCTGGAAGAGGCGATTGCTGCTCAAGATGAAATGTTGGCTAAGCAACAAGCTCAAGTAGCCGAGACACAGCAGGCACAAATCGATGTCCTAAAAGCTACCACACAAGAGAAGATCGGTCTTGCTCAAGAGAGACGCTCACGCGTCATTAGCAACCTCTCACTCAAAGACGAAAGAGAGTCGGAAGCGCAACAGAATATCGCCCAAGCGGCTCTAGACAGAGCCAAGGCAATCACAGAAATAGCTAAGATGAACGAAGACCGAATTATGCAGGTTCTTCAATTCGTCAATCAGCTCGAACAACAAGAAGCCCAAGGCAGGGAAGCGCAGAAGCTCCAGGTCGGCGCTCAAGCCAATGAAATCAATACCGAAACTGAAGGTTCGTTCGAGCAGATGCAGCAACAAGCGATGACGCAAGAGCGTCAATCGGAACAACAAACAATGCAGGATATAGGCCAAGGAGGCTGAATATGTCAGTAAAAGGTAAAGGCTCCATGACAAATGGAGTAGGGCTTTGCTCTTATAAGAGCAACCCGATGAAGAAAGCTCGCGAGACGTCCCCCATGTGTGGCCCTGGGATGAACGCAGACCAGAAGAAAGCTAACGGGCTTTTACAGAAAGCTCAGAAGCAGCAAGACTCACTCCGTGGCATGAGCGGGATGTAATATGCTTGAATGCCCATCATCAGGACTAATCTTGCCTCGCCAATTCGTTGACGAGAAACAAGCATTGAAGAATCTGATCGATGAGTACATTGATAAAGTGGTAAGAGGTCATCAATGGATTAAGGGGACCTATTACGTAACGTTTCATGCAAGATTTGATAGGTTTAATCCAGATAATTTTAACGTTGACGCACCGAAGATAACGAGGAAGCTTCCTCCCTTTCTCTGCAATACCCTCGTATGGTGGGTATGCAACGCAAGAGGTATTTGCGAATTGCTTTGGATGGTCGCTCCCAATAAAAAAGGGGAGAAGTTGAAAGTAGAGTTCAATAAAACAGGTGTCGCCTACCTGCAAGCAAAAGGCGCAATGCCATCGTAAGGGGCTACCTTACGCTAACAATACGGAGAAAAAATATGGATGAGGACGCCGTAGAGCCTCAAGAAGACGCTATTGCAATGATGGAGCAGCCAGAGGCTGAACCAGAGTTGGAACAGCAAGAAGAACAGTCATCGACGCAAGAGTCAAAGACTCAAGTGCCGCTTTCTGCTCTCCAAAAGGAGAGAAAGAAAAGACAAGAGCTAGAGCTAGAGCTTCAATGGGAAAGGCAGCGAGCCGAAAGAGATCGGTTAGCTCCTAAAGAACCTGTTGAGGAAGACAACTCGAGATTCGAGTCTGCGACACGAGAAGACCTTGATAAAAAGCAACAAGAGACTGTTCGCATTTTAGAGGAAAGACTCTGGATAAGGAGTAATCCCGAAAAATATGAGCGAATAAATGAGTTTTTACCACAATTTTTGAAACAAAGACCTAACCTAGCAGGAGCGATAGACTCCGCAGCAAATAGATATGAGGAGGCATACGAGCTCATGGATAAATTGACGCCTAAGCAGCAGCAACAAATTAAAGCGGCAGCAGTTCCTAAAAAGGACGCGCCGAATGCCCCGACAGGGATACCAAAAGCGGCTGCTATGAACCAGGCTGTCGATGTCATGAGCATGGATGACTCCGAATTTCATAAGTGGCGGCAATCGCAGCGGCGTAGAAGGTAGGCATAAGGATAATCATGTCAGTAACAACCACATCCGGCTACGGCTCGATGGCTGATAGATGGGCACATAGAGCCCTTCTTCAGAGATCGAAGCCTCGCTGTGTTCACAATCTTTTTGGGCGCGCTTTCTCGCTTCCCCAAAAGAATACGGATACGATGGCTTTCAGACGTCAAGAGAACTTGAATTCTGATCCCGTCGTTTTATCGCAAGATGCAGACCCAGCACCAGAGCAAGTACAAAAGTTCGATATCAACGTTACCGTACAAGAATTCGGTAAAGTTGTTCTTCTCGGACGTAAAGTGCTTCTCGTCGTTGAAGACGACACTGCTAACGAAACAGCCGACAACCTTTCTCAGTGCATGCACACGATGCTTGATAAAGTGACTCGCGATGTTTGGGATGCATCTGTACCTCAAATTTCATGCCTGAACGGGATCAACGGGAATGCTATCACTGAGCTTACCCAGGTCGACGTTAATCGTGCTATCCAATACTTGGATGACAACGATACAGAGAAAATGACCCCAACGATCGACGGTACTAGCCGATTTGGTACAGGTCCTGTCGAGGCCGGCTTCTGGGTTACCTCGCATGTCAATTTGAAACCGGATATCCGTAACTTGGATGCTTTCGTTCCTACTTCACAGTATGGATCACAGGAAGCAGTTCTCCAAGCTGAATTTGGTGCTACTGACGAAGCTAGATGGGTTACTTCGACACTTGTAAAAGTATCGGAAGCTAATCCTCCAGTTTATAACAACACCTTCGTAGGTGCTAACGCTTATGGTTATGTAGGTCTGGATGAAGTCTCAACTGAGATGATTCTAAAGCCTCTTGGCTTTAACGACTACCTTAACCGATTCCAGTCTATGGGCTTTACTGCGTGGTTTAACGCTGCAATCCTTGATGACTCGCATATCGTAACACTGCTATCAACAAAAGGATAAAACCATGTCAGATCTCTTCCAAGGTCAAACAATGACCGAGGCGTACAAGTTTATCTCGGCCGCCGCTGCTCATACGTTCACATTCAACTTCCAGCCCGATAAGGTTACATTTTACAACCTTACAGACTGGACTTCCACAGCTGGGGGATTGCCTATTTCTGTTTGGTTCCGCGACCAAACTACGGCAGCTCATGCTTTCCAGCAGAAAGTTATCGACTCGGCAGCAGCCCAGTCTTTCAACTTCGTTGATCTTACTACGAACGGCTTTACAGTCGCCGACACAGATGGAGGCCAAGCCTCTATGCATGCAACGATCTCTGGCATAACTGCTGCTGATCCTGGTGTGATTACACATAGCACTTACACATTCCAGACAAACCAAATCGTTAGGCTAACGGACCTGGGTCCTGTAGGACCCACTGTTGCTTCGCACGGTATGGGACAACTCAATAACAACCGTTATAGAATTGTTGTTACTGGGGCGACTACCTTCACACTGAAAGATGTAATCACAGGCGAGCCTATCGACACGACTAGCTTTACTGCTTACGTGAGTGGTGGACGTATTGCGCTTGAGACAGCTGTTATCAGCTTGAACAATCCGCAAGTAACGCCTTACTCGAACACTAGCCCCTATGATCCAAACCCATTTGCTTACGATCCTGTTCTCTATAAATTGACAGCAGGCACAAGTGTTATGGGCTCGGATAACGATGTCTTCTTGATTGAAGCAGTCAAATATGGCCAGATAACCGATCTCGGTGACTTGGCTTAATGTAAAGCGGATTTACAAGGGTCGGGGACAAGATGTCCCCGCCCTTTTTATAAGGAAAAATGGGACAGACACCACATAGATCAGACATAACGAGCGTGTCGAACGCGCTGCCTTGTGCAGTAACAACGACTGAGGAGCATGGATACTCTACCTTTGATTTTGTTCGTCTTACTGATCTTAATGGAGCCAAAGTAACCCCTCCAGCAGCTCCTAGGGGAGTAGACCCCTTAAACAACTACCGATTTAGAATTATCGTTACGGGAGTGGATAGCTTTACCTTGCAACACCCCGTGACTCATGAGCCGATTGACTCAACCACCTATCCACCGTACGTTAGCGGCGGATACTGCAATCGGATCGAGCAAGATTTTCAATATAACGCAGAGGAAGAATAATGGGAAAACATGACCATGTTGCTAATTCAACAGGAAACACCGCCGTTTTAGACGAAGCTCTAAAACAGACTGAGGCAGTAAAGATGCCTATCGAAGATATGCCCTTAACTTCTTTGAGAGAATACCGGCTTTACAATGAAGAAGCTCGTAAGCTAAACAAGAAGCTTAAGATCTGTCGCTATCCTATAAAGCAATGCCCTGTTGAGCTTCATCCGAAGCAACGTGTTGTATTTGGTAGAAACGATCAGCCGAGCAACCCACTTCCAGTTTTTGTAAGCAATCACCTCATTCATTACGATGAGACGCTCATTCCTGGGAAGAGTTATGATCTTCCAGAGTGCATCATTAATCATCTTTCAGAAAAGGGTACACCCGTATGGAAGTGGTTTGATAGCCCGGATGGATCAAAAGAGACTCGCATCTCTCATAAAGAGCCCAGATTCCAAATCAGAACCGTTTATCAGGAAGCGTAATCATGGCTAGAACTGTTCAAAGCGTCTTGGATATCATGAGACTTGCTATAGGAAGAAGGAACGAAAACGATCCTGATTCCAACGACCTGACTCTTTTAAATTATCTCAATGACTTTGCTAGCTTTACAATGTCCGATGATGTGAAGCTATTTGAACAGTTCGGAACACTCTCGTTTACAATAGACGAGTCAAACACCACAGGCGTCTACACGTTTAACGATGTAGGCGCCTCCTCCGAGTTCGTCAACATATCTCAGGAAGCCTATATCTCTCTTCTCGATCCAGAAGACAATTCGGTATCCTGGAATCAACTCCCAATCTATCAGAATCCAGGAGAGTTCTTTGCTATATGGGGTATCAACAATGATGAGATTCTCATCCCTGGATACCCTACCAACCTTCTTTACTACGGCAATGAGTTTACCTTTAGGACCATTCCAAACACCTCTTACCTGGTAAAGATCTATGGATACAAGAAGAATACAGACTATCCAGACTCTAACGTAAATATCCAATACGATTACTGGCTTCGTTATCTTGCCTATGGAGCCGCAATGAACTATGCAAGAGATTATCGCTATGCCTCGGATGTAAAGGCAGAGCTAGCGAAGGATTTTGCCCACGAAAGGAAGCTTATGTTAACCCATACGCACAATCAGATAAAAATGTCGAGACCATTACCCAATTTTTAGGAGAAATTATGAAAGGAAAATTAGTTAAAGGAAAGAATTTCGTCGAAGTCGATGAAAAATACGATAGAAAGACCGAGAAAAAGACTATGAAGGCAATGAAAACGCCTGGAATAGCTAAAGCTTTAAAAAAGTCAGAGAAAGATAAAGGCTATTCTGATAAACCGAGGGTAAAGCCACAGAAAAAAGGGTATTGATATGTCTAATTGGATTGCAGGAGCCATTAAGAAGCCTGGAGCCCTCAGAAAGAGCCTTGGAGTTAAGAAAGGGGAAGATATACCCGAGAAGAAGCTCAAGGCCGCTGCTAAAAAGCCTGGTAAAATGGGTCAAAGAGCCCGTTTGGCTGAAACATTGAAGTCGTTTAAAAAGTAGGTAAATATGACCTGGAATTCAACATGGCCGGTAGGGACAGTTTCGGTAAGAGCTAATAGAACTACGGGTCAACAAAATACGACATACATTGAAACGACTATGGGTAGTACGGCTAACGATATAGCCTATGCCACTACTCAAAAGGATCATTTCTGGAATGTAGGGTCTAACTTTGACGGTCATCATCGCTTTATAAAGATGCCTGCCTTTACTGTAGGCGGTGTACCCACTGACCCAGGATCTATTGGTCTTGGTACCTCTATGGGCGGCATTATGTATATGAGGACGTTAACCTCTACACAATCCACTGCACAGCAAGATGTCAACCTATTTTTCAGAAACTCAACGACTCAAGTTATGCAGATGCTTGGCATACGTGCTATGGGAGTATTTAATGGGGGAGCTGCAACACCTGTACAGGCTGATGTAGTCTATTCGCATAATTTAGCCCTTCAATCTGCTGGTACTCCTGGAATAGTTAGAACAGCAACAGGGCTTTATACGATTACTTTTGCAACCGCCTTACCATCGGCAAATTATCTTGTTTTAGGTGGTAGTATTCGCAATAGCTCTACTGCTAGTGATGATTCTATGTTTTATATGCAAGCTAACACATCCCTGACAAATGTGAAGAGTACGACAAGATTAAAGGTTGGTTTCAAGAATCCTGATGGCAGCGAACACGATCCTTTGCAAGGTTGGTTTATATGTTTTGGTGGTTAAGTGGAAATATTTGAAATTACAGGATATACTTCAGGTGTCAATAGGTCCGGAGTTAATTTTCTCCAACCTGCTGATGCCTTTCAGGAGATAGTCAACGGGTATATCTTCCGTCAAGTATTGCAATCTCGACAAGGAATAGGCTACTTTGCTCCTAGGCTGGCAGATCAGACCCGGGTGTATGGTATCTTTGAGCATACGCTACCGGACGCCACTAAAGAGCTTCTCGCGATCGATGAGAACTTTCTCTATAAATACAACACCACTACCGGAGTGTTTGATCAGATTGCCTTTGGAGGTTCTCTGGGAGGGGGGGCATATGCAGGCTTTGGAATAACCTCGAAGAAGTTTTATGTGTCTGGGACTTCATATCCCACGGCTACCAATGGAGCTAGATTTGTATTTACCTTACAGGGTGGAACGGCAACTCCTGGAGGTTCTTTGATATTTTTCTACGATGGAACTTTTGTAAAAGATTTTACAGACGACGGTGCGGGAGGTGGAGATAATCCAGATTATACAAATCCTCCTGGAGGAGCTCTCACGAAAGCTACTTATGTCCTCTGGTTTAATGAAAGGCTTAACTTCATTGTACCTACGATCGCTGGAATAGATTACACGCAAGCTGTTCTTTATTCAGGTATACGCGATGCCTCTGGAAACGGAGATAAGTTCAATGTTCCTGGCTCAGGTATGTTACAGGCCGATACGTATGAGAACATTACTGGAGCCTCTATACTAGGGCAAGTCATGGCCTTGAACTTCTATAGGTCAAATTGGATACTTGAAAAGAAAAAGGACGCTTTCAACCCCTATTTTATAAAAAAAGTGCCCTCAGTATTGGGTACAGACGCTAATTTCTCGGCCGTATCGTGGCATGATATAGTAAAATCCATTGGAAAGACAGGTATCATTGCTACGGATGGAGTTGATTCGCTACGGGTTGACAATAAAATACCTTATTTCACAGCTCAAGAAATCGATCAGATCGATTTCAATCTTACCTATGGCGGATTCGATAGAGTAAATAATCAGTTCCTATGGTCCTATAAGCAATATGAGGCGGATACAGACACTCAGGATAGGGTGTTGGTTAATAACTACGCAGAAGATACGTGGAGTGTCTACGACTTTAGAGTTACTGTATTTGGACAAACTGATATTGGAATAAACTTAAACTGGGAGCATATCTACGAGGTATCAGGAGATCCTTCTTGGGCTACTTGGGACACCACCGAAGATCTTTGGGATGAAATAGGACTTACTTCCGCAGTTCAGAAAACACTTGCAGGAGACGATCTGGGGTATATTTATGCTCTCAACAAGGACTACGATGACTATTTCACTACGATTTCAGCGATAACACAGGCTACTAGCGCCGTTGTGACAGTGACCGATCCTTTCTTTAAAGTGGGTGATCTTGTTGTGGTGCAGTCTGTAGCAGGTATGACAGAGATTAATAACTACGATCCCGATCTTGAGGTAGGTGACGAAGGCTATCAAGAAAGCATAGCGAATTTTCAACCTTATCTAGTTACTGCGGTAGCAGGCTCTACAGTTACTCTTGAGGTGGATTCGACTCTATTTACAGCAGCCACACCGAACACAGGAACACTCTCAAAGGTAATCTCCTTTAGTGCGAAGACAATTCCATTTAATCCTTACAGAGATCTAGGAAGAAGATGTTATGTTTCTCATGTGGAATTTCTAATCGACACCAACGGAGGAAATTTGAGTGTTGACGTTTATGAGGATGAAGATGAGACGCCATTCAAACAAAACATTCTCCTGATTCCTAACTCTACGACAAAGGCCAGAGAGTGGATAACGATGAGCGTTGACAATGAAGCCAATTTCATGACATTTGACCTTAAGCAGGTGAGTCCTTCAGTGCAATTACGCCTGACCTCTATGCGGATTCACTGCCAACCTGGGGGATATACTAGTGGCTAGGATAGCAGAAACCTTTAACTTTGGTGATAAATCTGATATATCTACGGAAAGGCTCTTTGAGTTATTGGATCGTATGTATATAGACCTGGCAGAGGCCATAAATAGCAAGCCAGACCTATACCAGAGGACTACTGATGGTCAAACCACTGATACATTTTTAGCTCAAGGCTCTATAAATATAAATCTAAGCACCGATAAGGTTGAGATGCTCACGAATCACGTGAGTCAAACCGCCGTGACTTGGACACAATTATCACCCTAGGAGGGGTTATGACAGCAGCAATGGCAATTCCAGCCGCAATACAGGCCGCCTCAACGGTAGTAAGCTCTATCTTGGCAAATAGAGGGAAACAAGAAACAAAGACACAAAAGACTCAGAGAAAGCTTGTGGACCAAGTTTTAGAATCTCTGCAAGGTCAAGGACCATTTAGCGATCTTTTTAGCCATGACGAAGGAGCGTTCCAAAAGTCCTTCGTAGATCCAGCCAAGTCTATATTTAAGAATCAAATAGCCCCCCAGATACAGCAATCCTATATTGCGTCCGGACAACAACGAGGAACTGGATTAGATGATCAACTTCTTAGAGCGGGTGTAGACCTGGATCAGTTGTTAAATCAACAGATGATGCACTATCAAGAGGGAGCTAAAAATAGAGGAGTAGGAGCAATAAACTCTATATTTGGATTAGGATCCGGTGCACCAGAGGGGATCTCATCTGGTCAAGCAGCTAAGGAGGGATTTGCTGGTTATCTCTCAAGCGAAGCATATAGTGATACGATTAGTGATTTACTTAAAAAAAAGAAAGAAGATCCAGTTAGTAGTTTATCTGTTCCTCCCCAAGCAGCCGGAATTACACGTAAGGGCTTTGCTGCTGATCCACTGATTACACGCAATACTGCTCTTAACTACGGCATACCTGTATCTGGAGGGAGATAATGGCATCACCTTCACCATTCATGATCGGACAAACTATCGGAAAGAATTTTGCACAGTCTCAAAGAAAGGTCCAGGATCAGAGTGCCATTGAGAGCATCCTCTCGAATGCCATGCAGTCCGAGGATCCTGCCGTCTTGCAGAATAGCATAGGTCAAATCCTTTCTCAGGTATCACCAGAGCGTCAAGGAGCCGCTGTAGAGTATTTGCAGAATACCTACAATCAGATTCAGCAAAGACAGGCACAAGAACGTCAACGTAAAGCGGCTGTACAAGAAGGATTAAACCCAGATCTTCCGCCGAATCTTCAAGCGGAGCAATTCAAGCAAGCGGCCAAAGCTAAGAGGATAAAGGAGTCGGGCGTCAATGAACCTGCAACAACAGCTCCTCCAGGTCCTGGAATGGCACCTCAGCCTCCACAAGGAGTTACTCCGCCTAAAACAGGGCTCCAAGCCATGTCAGATGACCAAATCGTTAGACTCACTGGACACCCCGATAGAGAAGTCTCAGAGCCTGCAAAAGCAGAGCAAAAGCGAAGAGAGGCCGAGGTAAAAGAACTCAATCGAGATAGGAGAGAGGGAAGGAAGGAAATACTAGATTTCCATAAGGAATCTCAAAAGTATGATGAAGATTTGTTAAAACAGACTAAAATAGCTAAAAATCAAATCGAAACGATAGATAACATCGAAGAGTCTATAAAATCTGGTAAAGTTAAACCAAGCAGTTTAGCTAACATTTTTAAGGGATTAGGGGATATAGGAAATAAAGTCTCAGAAGCGCTGATAAGTAAAGATGAAGCTTCTTTGCAAGCCTCCATACCGGCTCTTTTGGAAGGATGGAAGGAAATTTTCGGTGTTCGCCTAACAGATGCTGACTTAAAGTTACTTCAGGATAAACTTCCTTCTATAGGTAAAACACCTGTAGCCAACAACGCTATCATCAAAATACTTAAAAAATACGCTGAGATGAACTTGCTTAGGGGCCAAATTGCGTCCGATATTAAGAAGAACAATAAGGGATTACGACCTCTAGGATATGCCGATCAAATCGAATCTCGTTTTGATGAAATGACTAAGCCGGTTGAAATGGTAAGCCCTAAATCCGGAAGAACAATTTCGGTACCCGCCTATAGAGTAGGAGATGCTATTAAAGCAGGAGCAAAGCTAGCTAATGAACAACTTTGATTTTTCCATTTATGATATTGAGGATGAGACCCCACCCAGCAAAGGAAAAAAGGTAAATGACTTTGATTTTGGCGGAAAAGATTCATTTGATTTAGATGCCTATGAAACAGAGGAAACGACCCCAACAGATCAAATGGATATTTTGAAGTCTGCTCAACAAGACAAAATTTATCAGCAGTACGCCACAGCTCCTAGAACTCCTGAGCAAATCAAGGGAATGTCATCATCGGAAAGACGTCAATACGCCCAAGATCTCGTTACTGAAAGAGAGTATCTTCAATCTGCTGGGGTCAGCAAGGGTTTTCTTTCAGGAGCAACATTGGGAGCTACTGAGCATATCGAAGCTCTGAAGCCACAACCTCATGAGGCTGGTACTGGCATAGGAGAATTTGTGGGGGCTGCTTTACCCATTACAGGCATCGCAAAGGCTGTTGCAATCCCAATAAAGTATGCTTTGAGTGGTATCACAAGTGCTCCTAAGACTTTAAATGCTGTATCTAAGCTTATGACAGCTTTTGGAACAGGTAGCGGTTATTCAACAGGGAAACAATTAGTCAAAGGAGAGGGGGTTAGCCCCGAGGAAGTTTTTAAGACTGGTGCTGAGTTTGCAACTATAGATGCTGTTTTTAGATTGGGTAGCAAAGGCTTAAAGTGGATTTCAGGTCTTACACCCAAGCAACAAGCCTCTATTCTTGAAAAGGGAGTTATTCCGGATGATTTACCCAAAAGTCAATATGAGACGGCTGAGGAAGCCCTTAGACTTCTTAGACAGAATTCTGGTCCTCCCCCACCTCCTCTTGGGGGTGGTCCTCCACCTCCTCCTGGTGGTACTTCTCCTCCAATAAGACCAGAAAGAATTACACCTCCTCAGGATATAGGTTTAAGACCTCCCACTACTCCACCACCTGGAGTCCCACCAGAGGGTCATCTGGCGGATAGGGTTGGAGATATTTTTTCTCCAAATCGCTTCTACAATACGACCCAAGGGGGTCAGGCCATAAAAAATGAGGTCATGAATCTTGACGAGGATGTTTATCGAGGAGTGAACGAACTATACAGGATATCCCGAGAAGCAAATCAAGGTGTTGTTGAAATTCATCCACAACTTGTTCAGAGGCTCGCCAATAGAGTTTCTGAGCTTGAGGCTATTCCTGAGCCATCTGACGTACAAAGACGCGTTATAAGAGCCTCCAACAACGTAATTGATGCGTTGGCGCAAAGAGGGGACGAAGGAGTCATAACAGGCTACACTCCTGTAAACAATCAAATCCTCATTGATCAAATTCAGGCTCTTCGTCAAATCATAGACTATGACTTTGCTCATGGAAATACCAAGAACATTTTTAGACCTATCATTAATGACATCCAAGACTCGGTCGTTAGAGCTGCTGAGAATAGTGCAACACCGGAAGCAGCTGAGTACTTTAATGATGCTAGAGCCGCTTATAGAGCGTGGGTAGAGGCATTTGACAATCCTTATATTCGTCCTTTTCGAGATGGAAGCAATCAAGATTTTAGCAAACTATTTAAAAGCGCATTGGACATGGACGAATCTAATATGCTTCGTCAAGTTTTGAATCTTTCGGAACGCGGACAACAATTAGGGAATGCTTCTACTAGAGAAATTGTTGAAAAACACTTGTCTAGATATTTTGAAAATCCACAAAGTTATACTGATCGTGAATTTGCAAAGGCTTTGAGGGAATTGGAAGCCGTAATAACCCCCCAACAATCACAACAAATAAGGGCAGAATTTGCAAGATCAATTCCTCCACCACCACCTCCGCAACCGCGTACTGATTTTCGTGCTAAAGTACAACCTAGAGCGCTTACAGCAGACGAAAAAATTGCCGCAAAACATCTTGGAAAAGAACCCGAAGATATTCAGGCCATGATGAATAGGCGTACAGGTATAAAAAATCTTAGGGAAGATCTCTCCGGAACTCAAATAAAACGTGAGGTATTCGATAGACTCTCAAAACAAAAAATGAGATCCATTTTACGAGAGGGAAATATTGAGAAAGAATTTACGGGAGATGATCTCTATAAGTTCCTTAACAAGGAGAAAAACTTCGAGCTATTTTCAGAGTTTCTGGGAGAACAAGAGGCAGAGGCTATGAGACAGACAGCAAAAGAAATAGGAAAGGCTCAAGTGAAGTCTGAGATGAGAAGAAAGACTCTAGGTAAGGCTGCAAGTCATGCAGGAGCTATGAAGGCATTGAGTATCATTATGGGGATTCTCTAAGGAGAATTTCCCCACATTTCTCCCCAGTAGTAGATTAGGGCACAAACACCGACGGCAGGTGATGCGAATAAGATCGTGGTTCCTATAAAAAGTAATATTGGCATGTTATTCTCCTTCCTTTATCTCTAAAATTTCATCAATCGTCCATGGACATTCTTTAGGAAATACTCGCATATCTAAACATGTTTCGAAAGAAGCATCGGCTCTCGCCCTCTCATAGACTTCAGTAAAAATATCACTTATCATATTCTTTAATGAAGGATTATATCTAATGATATCTTCAATATCTCCTCTGGCTTGATTTACGCTTCTTTGCCATGAATTCGAATCCATTTGCATTTCTGGTTGATATCTCAATTTCAACATATGCAAAAGCAATCTTCTAAACTGGCTTCTCAACGCTCTTCTGTATGATTTTCCCAAAGACTCAATCTCCTCAGCAATATTTTCTATGTCGATATGTCCAAAATTACCTTTGCGTATCAGTTCGCTTTGCTCTGTAGACCAAGCACAGAAGTCTTTCTCATAAAGTGTTGTCATTTTACCTCCACCGCAGATTTACCACCTTCCTTGAACTTATCGAGACAATCTTTACCTACCTGAGTCTGAAGTTGACGCTCGACGTACTCAATCTCACTTAAGACTATTTTTGACAATCCAAAATAATTCCCATCATCGATATGTAACTTGACGCATAGGCTGTAAACTTTATCAAGCTTCTCTAGATAGACAGCGAGTTTTCTTGTTTCGAAAGATCCTGAATTCAGCTCACGTAAACTGGCTTCTTCATTTCTGAAATATGCCCTGATATCACCTTGAAAACACGTTCCAATAACTATCGCTGGAACAATGCTCATTGCTAAAAATATTTTTGCAATGGTGTAAGCATCATCTAATGTCATGTTTTCTCTCCTTCCTTAACCTTTATGTCCTTTATCTTATCACGTATGGCGATTCTGATAAATTCTCCCATCGTGGTATTCGTCAATAGACACATCATCTTCAATTGAGAGTGTAGAGCACTCGGAAGCTGAAATGTCGTAGTCTTAACGACTTTTGTCTTGATCATCATAGCACGGCCTCGAATTTAATTCAATTGAATAAGTATTTAAATTCAACCTATAGCGAAAAAATGAATTCATGTCTAAGGTGAAGTTTTAAACAAAATTACATGACGAGGAGTCAAAAATGCCTAAATTTGCAAATCCAGTGGATTATAGAGGTGGTAAGGGAAGTCAATCTCAAACAGGTCAAGTAAGACTTGCAACCGAAGAAGAAGCCGCGGCAGGAGATGCAACAGACATTGCAATCTCACCGGCAACATTAGCTTCTGCTGTAGGTGATTTAGTGCCTTCAGCTACAACTCTGATCGAGGGGGTAGTCTTAATTACTGACAACAACTCACCTGTGGCTACAAAGTTCTATGCCGATGCTCTAGCGATAGCAGGAGCCCCTGTTTCCACTACTACAGTAGCCGGTATCGGTCAGCTGGCTACAGATGGCGAAGCTGTTGCAGGAACTGCCTCGACAGGTGCTCTTGCTCTATTTGTCACACCTTCAAACCTAGCCGCTGTATTTGCAGCTCCTCCTGCTCAAGGGGGAACTACTCCTGCCGGTGGTGCGTTTACAACCCTCACATCTGACAACACTACTACGATCGGTAACGGAAGTGGCATCACAACCACAATCGGGAATACCGGTGGAGCTGCTGCCGTTAATATAAACGTAGGTACAGGCAACTTTGCCGTGAATGGTGCTGCGACCTCAACCTATAATATTGGAGCAGCTACTACAACAGGAACCGTAACTATTGGTGGTACGGCTCAAACGGGTACAATGACTCTAGGTAGCTCTACAGGCACAAATATTGTTGCAGTAGGTGCAGGTACAGGAGCAACGACCGTTAATATCGCAGGCGGGGCAGGTTCGGCAAAGGCCGTTAACATAGGTACTGGAGCGGTTTCTAACGTTGTTACGATTGGTAGTGTGACTACAACATCAGGTATTTCATT